GAAAACGGATGGATACAGGTACTGGAGCCGCCACAGAAAGGGAACGTATACGTAATGGGCGTAGATCCCTCCGAAGGGACTGGGAACGACTTCGCGGCGTTCGCGGTAAGAACAGAGGGACGCGTAGTATGCATCGGATACAGAAACGACCTGTCAACAGACGTGCTCGCTGAATACCTGTTTTGTGTCGGCAGATGGTATGGTGACGCCACCATAAACGTAGAGAGAGCTGGCGGCGGGCTTGCGGTTATCAACACCCTTCTTAGATTGTATTATCCAAAGCTGTACTCCACTGAAGCGTTTGATGAGTCTGGTGAGTGTACGAATAAGCGCATCGGGTTTGTCCCTAGCTCAGAAAACAAAAAGAGCCTTCTAGCCATGTTTCGCCATTCCTGTAATACCGGGGAGATTACGCTTCAGTTCCCAAGACTTTGCCAAGAGGCCAGATGGGTCAGGCTTGTGCTCAGGGGTAATACCGAGTTTACGCAGCACTACGACTGGGCATGTCCTGGTAAGGGCAGGAAGAGTGTTCACGGAGAAAGGATATCCGATGACCTCTTTACTGCGGCAGCCCTTACAGAGATGATAGCCCGTGATGCGGAATGGATGCAGGTTATTGAGCAGGAGTACGCGAGCGTGGCTCAGCCAGCGAAGATCGCGCTTCACTCTGAGAACAGGCTGGATTTACATAATCCTCTTTTCCGTGAGCCAAATAGTCATATTAGCGGGATAAACCCGTTTATAGGCGAAGACGGAAAGACAGTAGACTATGATCCGTATGAGGTTCACCCGAATCAAGAGCTTGACGGCCAAATGCTGTTACCGTTACCGTAGCAAAATGGAAGTTTTGGCTATATTGTGTTTGTCCCTTGTCGCAGGGCACGTTATTTCTGTATTTGCTATTATGTCTGGAATGAAAAGTGTTATGAAGGATATGAAGGGGATCATTCTCGAAAGAGAGGAAACTCACCGCGCGATTTACGCTCAAGGCCCAGACACATCGACAGACACATACGCTCAAGGCCTTTACGCGATGGAGGAATAGATGCCACAAATTTTGCAATCCAGGGGATTCCAGGGTACTCCAAGAAAAACGCAGGAAGCAAAAGAACCAATGGGCGGTGGTTTTTTAGGAAAACTTTTGACTACCGCGATTCCATTGGGCCTTGGCCTTATTATTGGCGATCTTGTCGGCGGCGGTGGGTTGATGCAATCGCTTGGAGGAATGGCAGGGGCAAGCGCTGGACAGGCCGGGATTGACGAGTACGGAGGCGCGCAGGGAGAAAAATGGGCGCAGCCGACAAACATTCAAGCTGGCGGCCTGGCGCAAGTGCAAGGCCCACCCCCGCAGCAGCCCCAGGCCCAGGCCCAGGCCCAACAGCCCCAGGCGAGTCAACCAGCACAGCAGGGCGCTGGACAAGCTCATGATCCTATGGAGCTGGCGTCTTCTCTTCTTGAGGGGTGGGCTAGATCTGGACGCAAGGCATGATGAAGCTTGAGGGCCAATACAGCCACGATAAGCTTATTGATCTTGTTGAGGACCGCCTTGAGCTTTGCCTTGACTCTAAGTCTGATCGCACCGAAGAAGCCATGGTTGTGCTTATGGCTTATGCTGGCTTCTCTATTGACAAGAGCAGGAGCTTCGCAAACAGTAACCACCAAGAGCAGTTGCCAGACTGGTTTCAAGACAAGGTGGTTCTGAACACGATTCAGCCCATCGCCAGAACCGCAGCAGCCTTGATTACATCTAATAACCCTACTTGGATTGTAGAGCCTGTGGGCGAGACGGCTGCGAAGTACCAGGCAGCTAGAGGTGTCCAGAAGCTCTTAGACTACTTTTATCGTAGTAACCAGATGCCCAAGATTATGGACGACGTTGCCCTCAGGTCTGCACTAACCGGGTATGCGGGCGTTTTTGTGGACTGGGATTCTCAAATAGAGAGAGGTGGGTTCTCGGGAAGCTCTGAAGGCAGGGAGGGCTGGTTCATTGTCGAGCCAGTTGATATCTTCAATCTGCATTTTGAGCCCGGTGTTGGTGGGTTAGATAAAGCTTATTGGTGCATAAAAGAATCCACAATGCACATTGACGAGGCCAGGTTGTATTTTGACAACCCGGATATCGGGTTCGACACAAGCGATGATGATGCGAAAGGAACGGTAAAGCGTCACCTAAAAATCGTTTCTGATGTAGAGTCTGCTGCCGACAAGAGCGATGACAGCGGTCGTGTCCGCGTATTGCATTATTGGCAGAAGCCAGGCGCTAGATACCCCAAAGGCTTAGAGATTATAATAGCTGGAGACAAAATCGTCAGCATAGATGACGAGCTTCTTATGGGGGAGTTTCCGGTTTATATGATGCGGTTTATCAGCGAGCCACATAGAGATTACGGTTCTGGTCTTGGGTCTACGCTGCTACAGTTGCAGCGGGATTTGACAATGACCTGGAACGGGTACAGGGCCAGGAGAGACCAGGAAGTTCGCCCACCATGGATGGTTCCAGTAGGCAGTACCACCAGAGGTATAAACACGTACCCAGGTGCAATCAATGAGATAAACCCGCGAGGAGCCGCGCCGACACCGATCAGGTTCGATCCCATGAGCCAGACGGTTGGCGGCTTTGCGGAGCAGACCATGGGGATGATGGAGTATATAGCCGGTATCAACGATGCTAGTCGAGGAGAAGCCCCTACAAGTAACGCTACCGGGAGGCTTACCGCGTTCTTGGCAGAGCTGGATAACAGAAAGTTGGGACCGACTGTCCGCGGAATGTCAAACATGCTTGCAAAAATAGGCAAGCGCATGGTCAGGCTTTGGCAGAGATACGGATCGGAGACTATAGCTGTGACTGTTTTAGGTCACGGTCACGCTGCTGAGGTTTCTGAAATACGCAGAGAAGACATACTGTGGAACGACATCGATGTTGATGTTGCCAGCCTGATGCCAAGACAGCAGCCGCTCCGACAAGAGACAATCCTGAACCTTGTTCAGATGGGTGTGATAGGCAAAGAGCAAGCGTTAGATGCGCTTGAGTTTGGTGGGTTTGATGAGGCTATGGGCATTCGCTCAACACAAGCCCTTCACGCAAGGGCTCAAAACGAAGAGCTTGCAGATATTGGTATTTTGGAAGAAGATATACCTGTTATCGATGGCGAGGACCATGAGACTCATATCCGTGAGCACGTAAAGTTCTTGACCATGGAATACCCTGGCGTAACAATACGGGAACGCTTCGAGAGACACATTACGGGACATAAAGATTCTATTATGAATAAGCAGATTGAGGAGGCTCAGAGGATGCAGATGGCTCAAGCCGCAGCAGCCCCGCCCCAGGGTGGCCCCCAGGGTGGCCCGCCTGGAGCTGGTGGTATCCCTCCTGATTTTGCTGTAGCTGGAGCCCAAGCTGCCCCTGGCGGAATACCGCCAGAAATGGTAACCATGAAAGAGCCTGGGGTTGACAGAACCACAGAGGCTGATTTAGCATCACGCGCAGGAATATAAAATGCCAGAAGAAATCCAAATGCCACTGCCGGGGACTGAACCGGAACAATCTCTTCAACCGGAGATGACCGAAGCCGGTATGCCTGCGCCGGGAGAGGGTGGGGGAGACCCCGCCATGGGCGGTGGGGATGAGCTTGATTTGGAGGCTCTTCTTTCTGAAATAGACGAACAGGCTCCAATGTCTGAAGCCCCGGCTCCGGCAGCCGCGCCAACAGGACAGCCATCGGAAGAGCGGTTTGCAGATGCTTTAGAAGCGGCCAGAGGCCGTGCGCTGGAACGGGAAGAGTTCCAGTCCATGGATATGACAAGCCAGAGGGTTTCTCAGCTAGAGCAACAGCTCCAGCAGATCCAGAACAGAAACACGGCGCTTGAGCAGGAGCAGAACCGTCAAGGTATTCATAACACAATCAGCGAAGGTATAAAAAGAGAGCTTGGAAGCTTAGGGGTCGATGTTGAGAGCAAGACCGCGAAAGGCATTTCGAGACTGATCACGAACTCAGTTCTTGTTTCAGTAGCGCAAGCCCAAGCGACCAGCGGAAATCCGCATGTCGATCCCGCGTCAATCAACCAAACTGTTAGGTCATATACGAAAGTCGTAAAGGCTGTCGCTAAAGAGATGGCAAACAGGCAGGCTGATTCGGCAAAGCGAGTAAGTTCTTCTGGAGCACAACCGGCACCGTATAAGCTCAACAAAGGCGTTGGGGAACTAACAGAAAAAGAGTTCTCCGATGTTGTTTTAGCAAACCTTCGGGGAATGAAGTAACCCCTGTACATTAGTGG